TAGGCATGTCTGCAATTACTTCAAGCATGATCCCTGGCGTCACTTATAACCCTAGCCAAAACCCCGATCGTAACTATGACGATAAAGTAGCCGCCGCCGAAAAAGCAGCAGCCGATAAAGCAGCAGCCGATAAAGCCGCAGCTGACAAAATTGCTGCCGATGCCGCCGCTGTTCTTGCTGCCGCTGGTGATAAGGCCGCCGCCGATGCTGCCGCTGCCGCTGCTGCCGCTGCCCTAGCAATTCTTGGCATACCTGGTACTACTTTCAATCCAGGGCAAAACCCAGATCGTAATTATGATGACAAAGCAGCTGCGGAAACAGCTGCCGCTGCAGCCTTAGCTGCAAGCGCCACTAATACAAGCCAATCGCCGATAAACCCTAATGGTACTTTTGGGTTTTCTTTACCAAGTTACTTACAAAATTCTATGCCACAATCCTCGTCTATCAATATAGTTATTGAAGGCAACGTATTAGATGGCGATGATTTTACTAATAAAGTAAACGATGCATTACTTAACGCCAATAGGCAAGGTTTGCCACGAACAGCTGCCGGAACGTTAGTGAACCAAGACTAATGACAGTCCCAGTTATTAACGCGGTTATTAACTTCTCTACTGGCCCTAGTTTTGCACAGGCATTTATTATTGGCGAAGGCATACTAGGTACTAATATCCTTGCCGATGCAGCTGCAGTTATCGTAGATGTAAGTGATGTAGTAGATAGCGTAAGCATTAAGCGCGGCCGTAATGCTCAGGCAGATGAATTCCAAACAGGTACGCTAACTTTGCGTATCGTGGATCAGAACGGCGACTTTAATCCGCAGAACCCTAGCAGCCCTTATTTTGGCCTATTAGATCCAATGCGTAAGGTATCTATATCGGCTACTTATAGCGGCGTTACATATCCAATGTTTTCAGGGTTTATTACCAGCTATACGACCACTACCCCTAAAAACGCTAACGATGTTGTATATACAACCATCCAAGCCGTAGATGCCCTAAGACTGGCTCAAAATGCCCAGATCAGTACAGTTACAGGGGCAGTAGCAGGGCAACTATCTGGCACACGCATTAACGAGATACTTGATGAGATCGTCTGGCCAGCATCGATGCGCGATATTGATGCTGGTTTAACCACTATGCAGGCAGACCCCGGCACAGCCCGTACATCCTTAGCCGCATTACAAACTGTTACAAATAGTGAGTACGGCGCGTTTTATGTTGATGCATCGGGTTCGTTCGTATTTCAGGATCGCACAGTAACTACTGCCAGCATCGGCGGTACGCCTACAGTATTTAACGATAACGGCACAGATATTGGCTATTCTAATGCCGTATGGCGACTAGATGACACCCTTGTATTTAACCAGGCTAACGTGACCCGCACAGGCGGCACAGTTCAATCTGCAACTAACGCAGCTAGTGTCGAGAAGTATTTTGCACATACTTACAATATTCAGAACTTGTTGATGCAAACGGACGCCGTTGCACTAGATTACGCACAGGCTTATGTAGCAAGCCGTGCAGAAACCAGCGTTAGATGCGATGCAATCGAGCTAGACCTATACACCGATAATTACAACACAGGCATAATTGCAGCCTTAGATTTAGATTTTTTTGACCCGGTAACTATTACTACTAACCAGCCAGGTAGTTCAACCCTTACAAAGACTTTACAAGTTTTCGGCGTGGCACACAGCGTCACCCCGAATAAATGGCGCACTACCTTTACTACACTTGAACCTATTATTGACGGGTTTATTATTGGTAATGCTAACTATGGCGTTCTAGGCGTAAACGTACTTTCATACTAAGGAGATAAGAAATGGCAACAGGATTCCCAAGCGTTACGGGTGACGTGCTAACTAGCAATATGTTTAACGGCCTAGTGGCATTTACCATTAATGCTCAAACAGGTACAACATACACATCAGTGCTAAATGACAGTTACCAAGTTTTAGTAACCATGTCTAACGCATCTGCCAATGCTTTTAAGATACCTACTAACGCAACAGTTGCGCACCCAATAGGCACAGTTATTACAGTCATGAACATTGGTGCTGGACTTACTACAATTTCCGCTGTTACTAGCGGCACAACTACAGTTCTTTCAGCAGGTGCTACAGCGGCTTCACCTACTGTTGCGCAATATAAATCAGCTGCCTGCATCAAAACTGGTACAGATGCTTGGTATGTGGTTGGTGCGATAGCCTAATGTTAAATAGTATTGTTGCATTATTAAGTGCTATTCAATTAAAAGTTTTTGGCACTTGGACAACTCGCACTTTGCCTACTAATACCAACTGGTCTGCTGCCGCATACGGCAATTCAATTTGGGTTGCAGTATCAACAAGCACGGGCACTAATGCTGCCTCATCACCAGATGGCACTACTTGGACTGCTAGAACGCTGCCAACTTCTCAATCGTGGAACGATGTTACTTTTGGCGCAGGTGTATTTGTAGCCATCGGCGGTACTGCTGGCGCGGCTACATCTACCGATGGAATTACTTGGACAGCTCGCACATTACCTACTGTTGGAAGTGCTTGGCAAAGTGTTGTTTGGAACGGATCATTGTTTGTTGCAGTTTCTGCCGCTGCGGGAACAAATGGCGCGGCCACATCTACCGATGGAATTACTTGGACTGCCAGGTCTTTAATTGCTACTGGTGGCAGTTATGGTTTGGCTTTTGGTGCTGGTCTTTGGGTGTCTACTTCCGTTGCCTCAAATCCAAATAACAATGCTACTTCACCTGACGGCATAACTTGGACTGCTCGCACATTTCCTACTGCTAACTGGAAAAGTGTAGCTTTTGGTGCAGGTTTATTTGTAGCAGTAGCAGATGGTGGAACAAATACTTATATGACTTCACCCGACGGTATTACTTGGACAACTCGAACATTACCTGGATCAGGCAATTGGAATCAAATTTGTTTTGGAAATGGTTTATTTGCTACCTGTGCTTATAATTCAACACTTTCTGCAATATCTACCGACGGAATTAATTGGACTAGCAAGACTTTGCCATCTTCATCAACTTGGGCGGATATTGCTTTTGGCAATAATTTATTTTTAACTCCTGCTTACACAACTGTCGCTGCAACAGCAACTTATTCATAAAGGATATATATGAGATACGAAATAGATGAATCAAATACTGTTCGTTTATTCAATGATAGTGAACAGATACCATTTCAGGTACAGCCACATTATCCTAATGGCGATACTTTTGACACAATGTCTGAGGCGGAAAATTGGGCTAAATTAGCTATTGCCGCTTTTGAACCTGATCAACCTTTTGCGCCTAACGGAAAAGGATTACAGGGTGAACCAAAACCTACAAATGACAGCCATATCCTATAACGGCTGGCCAGCATCTAAGGATGTTGAGTCGATCCGTATCAAGTCTTACCCAATCAAGGGTACAAAGATAAAGCTGCGATGCGCCTATTTTGCTGCGCCTTTATTGGTTGCCTTTGCTGAGGCCTTTAATGAATTGATTGAGCCGATCGATGGCGGTGCGCTAGATGATTGGGGCTACTGCTATAGAGATGTTAGAGGCGTACCGGGCAAGTTAAGCAATCACAGCAGCGGCACAGCCATTGACCTAAACGCGACTAAGCATCCGCTTGGCAAGGCTGGCACGTTCCCAGCTGAAAAAATTCCAATGATCCAGGCACTTACCAAAAAATATGCTCTTAATTGGGGTGGTAATTGGACTCGAAAAGATGAAATGCATTGGGAATTAGCACTAGACCCAATTAAGACAGCCAAACACATCGAGAAGTTAGGATTAAAATATGCCGACTAGCGCACAAGTAACAATAACCACTACAGCCACGCTTTTAGTAGCTGCAAATATTATGGATCAGACAGTATGGCTACATAATCTAGGCGGCGGTGCTGTCTATTTAGGCGATGCTAACGTAACTACATCTAATGGTTACAAACTAGATAACGGCGATAAAATGCAAGTGCCTGTAGGAGATCATGAAGGCTTATATGGAATTGCTGCATCGGGTACGCATACGATTGCAGTATTGAAACAAGTCAACTAAGGGCACTTAGGAGTAAGACCATGAAAGAACAAGCTAAGGCCGCTGGCCTGTCATATCTACGCGCCGCTTTTAGCTGCGCAGCTGCGCTTTACATGTCCGGCATTACCGACTGGAAAACACTAGGTAATGCATTTATCGCTGGACTACTTGGCCCATTATTGCGCGCCATGAATCCATCCGATAGCACTTTCGGCGTTAAGTAAATGACGGCCGCCCAGTCGCTTATAGCAATAGCCATAGGATTATGTACTCTTATGGGGTTTGCGGCTGGGCTGGTTCGCCATCTAGTTAAGTATTATCTAAGCGAATTACGCATGGACAATAACGGCGGCCATAACCTACGCGGTCGAGTAGATCGTATTGAAAGCAAGGTTGACTCGATCTACGAGATGTTACTAACCCGTTAGGGCGTGTCGGTTATTGACCGCTGTCATACCCAGGCTTTACCCTTTATTTACACGTTAGGCAGGGCTACCTAATTCGGTGTAGCACGGCTTAACCCAAACAAGGGCAAAGTAAATGGATATAGAAAAAGTAGCAGTATTCGTAATAAT